TTTAGATCAAGTTTAGCTCTTGATACTGATGATGTAGGACTTTATCACAACTGGGCAAAAATTCAAGATGATTATAATAATAGTTTTGCATGGATTTCAAATGTTGGTTCAGTTGGTAAAAAGTTTGCTTATATGTCAGATGTTTATGATGCTGCATCTCCAGCAGGATTAGATGAAAGTAATCATGGTGGTCAGTTAAATGATTGGGTAGTTAAAGAAGTTGAAATTGATTATACCCAAGCAGAGCTTGATTCATTCTACAATAATCAAATCAACCCTATTATACTAGATCAGGCTTATGGTCTTATGTGTTATGGAGATCAAACTCTACAAGTAACAAATAGTGATACAAGTTTTGTTGGTACAAGAAGAGTTTATAAGTATATGATAGAAGTTATTACAAAGCAAATACTTAGAAAACAAGAATTTAAAATCAACGATCCTCTTCATAGAATGATGGCTAAGGTTCAAACAGAAGAATTTGTAGAACCTATCAAGGCAAATGGATGGATTAGAGCCTACAAAATTATTTGCGACGCTACAAATAATACCAATACTGTTTTAAATAATCGTCAGTTCGTCCTAGATTTTTATTGCCAGATCACCCCAAATTCTCAGTGGGTTATTTTAAGACTTACTAGAATAGGGCAAAATATTTCAATTGAAAGTTTAACGGCTTAATAAAATTTTAGTAAGGGATGAAATATTCCCTTACTAATATTAGAATAATTTAGATAAATAAAGAGGTAAAATAAATGGCGATTTCAACAGATCAAATACTCTCTCTTGGAGACGACGCCCTAGCATCGCAGTTCTCAATTATATTTCCAAATGGTATTCCAGGTGGTGGTGATGCTAATGCAATATCTTTAAGATGTGATCAAACTTTCGATCCACCTGAAGATGTAGTAAACGTATATGAGATATTCAGAAAAGGATTTAAAATTCCTAAGACAGGTATGTTACAAGAAACTACAAAAGAATTTACAATTGATATAAGACTTGATCAAGCATGGAAAGTATATGATGATATTAGAAAATGGTCTGATATGTCTTACGATCATTCTAATGGTACAGCTCTTCCAGAAATAATGGCAAGATCAACAGTGATAGTACAAGCAGAAGATAGAACTCAATCAGGTGTAAAAACTATTAGTTTTAAATATGCTAAACCTAAATCTGTTAAGATTCAAACATTTGATAACCAATCAGGTGATCCATTAAGAATAACTGTTATATTCATATATGTTGTAATGACTGTAGAGTAATTATAATATGGCTATTGCTAATAGTGTTATAAATGGTTATAAGTCTGTAGTAGATGCTGCTGCTATTCTAAATGAAGCTGATATAGCTTTAGCATCTACTTTCTCACTTCAACATAAATGTTTATTTGAAATGCTTATTTATCCAGAAACATTTCCAAAAACTCCGGGTGGTATAGCTTTATCAGTTTTAGATACCATTATGATGAGAGTTAATCTATATGCTATAAATGATATCCCATTAACTGGATTTGAATATCAAAGAAGTGGTGGTAGACAATTTCTAAAAGATTTAGTTTATACTGATACTTTTAGTTGTACTTTTCTAGAAAATAGTTTTGGTAACGTTAAAGGATATTTTAGAAAATGGGAAGAAGAGATTGTAACATTTTCTAAAGGAAGCTCACTTGGATTTAAAAATTTAAGGGGTGATTATTTATTTAAAGATGATCAAGACGCTAGTAAAAAAACTGCTATTATAATTCCAATGCAACCTGATATGTTACCTTCTCCTGAATGGATAAAAATAGATGGAATGAAGTTTAAAAATGTAACAGGCATAGGATATGACCATGCTTCAGGAGAAAATGAAATAATTACTGCTGAGTTTACTTGTGATAATATTAGATTATCCCAGGGTACATCTGCTCTTTAACTTTACATACTAATAAAAAGTTTTTATAAACTTACAGGAGAAGACTAATGACAGAACCACTTATTCTCAAACCAGAAGAAGTTGCAAGAAGAAGAAGTCAGACTTTAGAAAAAAAGAATCTAGAAGCTGATATGGAAAAAGAAGATGAATTTCAAAATACTGCGGGGTTTGTAAAAATAGATTATGAATCACAGGGAAGATTTGCTACTCCTCCTACTTTATATTTTGATGACTTTAATGGTAAACATATTAATGATATTGAATTATCAACTCAAGATAACCTTCTAGAAAATCTTGTAGTCATTCTTAATGATTTAAAAAGAAATGAACCGGATTTCAATATTAAAGATATGACAGCAGAAGATATACTTGAAACTCTAATAGCTATCAAACAACAATATGAAGGTAATACTCATATTCATTATTGGATATGTCAATGTCAATCTGAAAAAAGTGATAAAGACAGAGTAGTAAATGAATACATAATAGAACTTTCTGATTTAACTTTTAAGTCTATGGATCAAGTAGATGAAGAAATGAGAGCTTATATGGCAAGTAGATTTGCTGAAATGTCAGATGATGAATTTAAACAATTCTTAATAAGAAAATATAAGAATAATCCATTAGATGATATTGATTTACATACAAGGGAAATGGAAGTATCTACAATAAAAGTTAAAGAACCATTTACTATATTAGCTGATGGAGCTTTATATACAATCAGATATCCAAGACTTGAAGATGTACTTAAAGCTAAAAAATTCTCTGATAAGTTGTATGGATCAAAAATTAAAAATATTCAGAATAGAAGAGAGGCTAATGTTCCTCTACATGAATTAAAACAAAAGAAAGAAGATGAAATAAATGCTCTTAAAGAAGCGCAAGGAAAAGATTTAGTATTATATGCAAAATCGATGATGCTTATAACTAAAAATAATGTTGTTCTTTCAGATGATCAGAAATATGAAGAATTTAAAAATGGCATTAAAAGAAAAACAATGCGTAATATAGAGGATTTATTTGAAAATATAGAGTTTGGTTTAAACTCAGAGGCAGAATTAGTTTGTCCTTTGTGTGGTGAATCAGACAAGAGGTTACTTAGGGATGTCATCGATCCAAGGCAACTTCTCCCACTCAACTATCGTAAACAACATACGGGAGATGTTACCGAGAGAAAACCTAAATTCAATTCAGGACTTGATATTTATTTTGGTATATAAGGTAGGTTTATCTGAAAATGAAGTCTTAGCAATGCCTAGATGGATTGCTAAGAAACGATATAGTCAATATGAGACTTATCAAAAAGCTAAACAAGCTGAGATGAAAAAAGAAACAAGTAAGATGCCTTCAAGTTCTTCAATGAGAAGATAATAAGAAATTTCTTACTAATAATTATAAAATTTTTAAAAGGGGGTTTATCATAGATGGATGGAATGGTTTTACCAGATTTTAATAAACCTCTTAGTAAAGAATTAAAAAAAGAACAAACTAAAGTTGATAAAATATATACTCCTTTTCTTATGAAATTTCTTGGTAATAATGGTATGTTTACTTTAGCCATTAAAGGACTTCATAATATGCTTATCACTAGATTTACTAGACTTATAGAAATAGTAGAAAAAGTATATGGCGCATCAATAGATGGGAATAAACAAGATAAAAAAAATGAACCTTCAGATGGGGATAAAAAGAAAAGCCATTGGATTACTGAAAAATGGCAAAAAGTAATTAAATCAAATTTCTTTCAAAAGACTTTAGGATTTTTAAAAGGACTTGCTTCAGTTAGTTTTATAACTGAACTTATTGTATTTCTTGTTCTACTTAGAATGGGAATCATACAAAAGTTCTTACCTTGGATTTTAGGCATTATTGGTAGTGCTATTGTAAGTCTTATAAAATTCTTACCAACACTTTTAAAAATGTTCTGGAATCTTTTATGGAATGTAATACCAAAAGTATTAAAACAAATATTTAGAGCTATACTTGATATGCTTGGGTTAAAAGACCCTATATGGGGAAAGATAACTGATTTCATAGCTCAATTTCTTCCATTACTTCTTGCTATAGTTTGGGCAGTAACTGTTCTTGGTCCAATAATAAGTTCTTTGGGTGCAGCAATGGCAGTATTAAGTTGGCCACTAGTTGCAGCAGTTGCAGCAGCAGCTCTTATAGCCTATTTAATTTATGATAACTGGAAAGAAATAGAACCTCTTATATCTGATCTTTTTAATACATTAAAAGTATTTTTTACTGATTACATAGTTCCCGCTTTACCTATCATTAAAAAAATAGGTAGTTTTTTATTTAAAGCTTTAGGTAAATTTCTTATACTTCAATTTAAAATATGGAAATTTATTATATTACTCCCTATTAAACTTATAACGGGAATATACAATTTTGTTATGGGAGCTATTAGAGTTTTCAAATCAGGATATACAATACTAAGTACATTATTTGATTCTATATTTATAAAACCTATAAAAAATTTATTTTCTAAATTATCTAAAATGGCTGCACCAGTATTAAAAAAACTTGGACCTGTATTAGATTTTTTTGGTAATCTCTTTAATAAAATTACTAGTGGTATAACATCAGCTATAAATACAGTGCAAAAAGTTATAGGGGATTTACTCAATTGGTTAGGTGCTATTTGGGATTATGGCGCTGTAGATTATATGAGAAATACCGAAAAAATTCAAGAAGCGGGAAAGACAGCATCTCAGTCTTACATAGTTCAAGCGGCATCCTCTTCAGCTACGGATGAGCAATTGAAAAAACAACTAAATGCTGCAGATTATGAAGATGTTAAGCAATTAAGAGAGGCTGCACAAACAATGGGAGTATCCACTCAAAGATATGCCGAAGCGAAACAAGCTGGCTTATTAGAAAAATTAGATAAATATGAGTCTGGAAGAGATGCAGGAAGAGCAAAAGCTATGGATTTTGATATGAATAGAAAAGGAACATTTGTACTGGGGTCTAAATGAATAGAATAATAATGCAATTTGCAAGTGGTCAAATTGATCTTCCAATAACAGAAGATTTTCAAATAGAAACAGCTACTGAGTTTAGTACTTTTGGTGATCTATGCCCCACTATATCTTCTCTAGTAGATGTTGGTAATATGTTAAGTAGTTCGGGTGGAACAGTTGGATCGACAGGATTAGGATTAAGATCAATACTTGATGCTCCTAGATGGACAAAAACAAATCCTGTAAAAATTACAGTTGATATGTTTTTTTATACAAAAACTGATCCTTTAACTGATGTTCTTGACCCTATGACCTTACTTATAGGTTCTCATATACTTAGAACAGGGGATAAAAAACAAGTTTTGGTTCCTGGGTTAAATGCAAAAAATGTTAGATCAATAGATCAAGAAATAAAAGACATAAAAGATAAAGGTGGAGAAGAAATTACAGACCAACAAAAAAAAGAAATGCAAAAAATTATAGATCAACAACAGGATTCTATTTTTTCAGTTGTTATCCCTGGAGTTATATATCTCCCAGCAGCATTTGTTTTTTCTGTTTCTCCAACTTACTCTAAACATGTCACTGAGAACGGTTACCCTTTGTGGGCTAGTGCTAATGTACAAATACAAAGTCTTGTTCCTGCATTTATTGAATTTTTTAAAATGGGAAGATTATTTGACACTAATGGTAATTATTATGGACCAGAGGCACCTGCAGCCCCAGTAAAAACAAATCCTAGAATGAGATAATACAAATGAGAGAAAAAGTACAATCAATATTAAGTGATACAGATGGTAATATAATAAGAGATTCTTCTTCAGTATTATGGAGAAATTTTGAATGGACTAATGGATACTTTACTCATAAGATATCTAAGATTGAAATAGAAAGACCTTATCTTATATCTCAAACATATTATCAATCAGTTGAATATTGGGATATAATATTACTTGTAAATAATATAGAAGATATATTTGAAATAATTCCTATGACTGAGATATATATTCCGAAGATTGAAGATATAAAAAGTTTTATCCTAAAATGGAGACAATAGATGCAAGGATATTTTCCAGCTAAAGTCATAAAAAACAATGATACAAAAAAGAAAGGAAGAGTTCAAGTAAAAATAGAGCACCTTCATTATGGTATAGCTGACAAAGAACTTCCATGGGCAATTCAAAGTAATTCAGGTGGATGTGGTGGAAGTAATCTACACGGTTCCTCTTTTATACCAGAAGTTAATTCTTTTGTATGGGTGTGGTTTGAAGATATAGATGAATTTCAAAGACAACCTTATTATATATCAGATATAAATTTTAGTGACTTTCATCCTCATACTTTATTTCAAGACAATGTAAAATCAAGTATAGGATCAGCTTCGGTTTACCCTAATGCTAAATATACTTATTATCCTAATGGAATTTGTATAGGAGTAGATAGTAATTCTAGTAATGCTGAAATATTTATATATCACCCTACTGCAAGTATATTTATAGATAAAAATGGAAAAGTTAAAATAAAAGCTACTGAGATAGAATTATTAGGGGGAACAGTACCATCTGAGAAAATGG